ATTAGAACGTTGTCAATAAAAATTTGAGGAACGGTCTTTGCGGTAGGTAGAAATTCTAAAAACTCTTCACGAGTGATGTCTCTGCCGATCACCACTTCTTCAAAATCTATATTTCGATTCTTGAGTAGAGTCTTTGCCTTTGTACAGAAGGCACAGTTCTCTTTTGAATAGATCTTGACGTGCATGCTTTCTCCCTTAGAAAGAAATCGAGGGGTTTCCCCCTCGACCTCAGAACGAACGAATTACAGAGACGCCGACGGCTTCAGAATCAGACGAACCACGGGTCCAATAATAATTGGTACCGACACCCCAGTTGTCCGTAATCTTGGCGCGCAGGCCGACGTCATAGCGGTGCTCTTCCATGCGCTCCTGATCGAAGCCGACGCGGTAGCGATAACCGACTGAAGCAGAAACTGGACCATAGACAGAACGAGAAACGTTGGTGCCTAGACCCCAGAAATTATAGTTGTCGTCTTCACCAAGAGCCTGACCGAACTCACCGTAGACGGCGGGCCTAAAACCAGCGATCTCAGGAAGAGCTGGGCCTAGCTTACCGACAATCTTTGACGTGACGTTGCCGGCATCTTCTGGCTGCTTAGTAGCTAGCTCAAGACCGTAATTGGCGACGTCTCCGAGCGTATCGCGATATTCTAGACGATACTCATTAGCATCAGCAGTACCAGCAGAACCCGTACGAGGATCTGAGAAACGAACTTCACCAGTAACCGAGCCTGCAAAAGCCGGTGAAGCCATAAGTAGTGCTAGTGCAGTAAACGTTACAAGATTCTTCATTATTACCTCACAGTTGTTGGAGCGGGTAGGGAGAATCGAACTCCTCGTCTTCAGTTTGGAAGACTGTGGCTCTACCATTGAGCTATACCCGCAGATGGTCTTTACGAACTTTTACCATAATCCAAGAATTATAGTAGTCCTCACGCAACAATACTTCATTTCGAATCTGCTCATCGAGTTCCCAATAAGCACATTCTGATTTAGACACACATAACTTTATAATCTTCCTATTGAATGATATAGTACCATACTGTTCTACATCTGTCAATAGTTCTTTATTTGAACCGTAGTAACTCTTCCAATCGGATTCGAGTTTCACACGCTTCTTCTTTTTCTTTTTGTTTACCGTCACCACTTTGGTGCGAGTACTCCAAAAGAATTTTTTACCAATATATTTTCGATTATTATTGGTGTTTGTAATCTCGTACACGAATCCATAATACTTTTCGTCTGGATTCTCGTACGGAATTCCATCATATAGCCACGGGTTTTCATAAGACATAGTCGAGTAATTTCCTCCACGGTACTCGACTATTTATTTAGTTATTCTATATCGTCGTCATATGAAGTAACGTCGTCTTCTGAGAGCATAGTCCCACAGAAGACGCAGAATTGCAGAGCTTCGTTGCTGTCAGTCAAGACACCAAATGATTCATCACACTGACTACAAACTACCGAGTGTTCTTTATCTCTGTACATTATAGTGTGAATCCCTTGAATGAATCCTCTGTAACGTCTTTTGTGACACCACCGACCACGTAAGAAGTGATCTGTGTTTCCTGTGGGGCTACCTGAACCTCACCGCCTGAAATCCACTTCTGCGTCCATGGAAGGGGATTAGAACCACCCTTAAATGGAGAAGGTAGGCCGATAGAAGTCATTCTCTTATGAGTGATCCAATCGACATAGTCACTGAGAAGACGCTCGTTTAGACCGATCATCGATCCGTCTTTAAAGAGATAGTTTGCCCACTTCTTTTCCTGTTCAGCTGCCTTGATAAACATGCTGACACACTCATCTTTAGTCTCTGCAGAAATTTGAGCGAACTCTTCGTCTTCTTTAGCTAGAGCCTTGAGCAGCTGCTGAGTAGAAGCAAGGTGCACATTTTCATCACGTGCAATGAACTTGATGATCTTAGCGTTACCTTCCATCTTCTTGACTTCGGCAAAAGCCCAAGAACAAGCGAATGAGACATAGAAGCGAATGCCTTCAAGGACATTGACAGACATTAGTGCCAACCAGAGAGCCTTCTTGTGTTCATAGTTTGAACTATTATTGTACTTATATGGGCTGTCTGGATACTCACGAGAAGTATTCCAGTTGAGTAGCTCATCATAATACTTAGAAATATCGGAAGCACAGTCGACGATCTCGGGAATATCTAGGATCTCGTCGAATACTTTGGACGGATCCGGATATACGTTACGAATTATGTATGTGTAGGACCTTGAGTGGATGGTTTCGAAGAAGGTCCATGTCGTGAGCCACGTTTCCAATTCAGGTATTGAACAAATAGGACCAAAAGCCAATAGAGGAGCTCGACCTTGAACAGAGTCGAGGAGGATCTGACGCTTGAGATTAGAAGTAAAAATATGTTTTTCATGATCCGTTAGGTCTTTAAAATCTTTGGCGTCACGAATAATTTCTACTTCTTCTGGACGCCAGAAAAAAGAAAGTTGCTTTTCAGTAAGCTTTTCCAAAAAAGAATACTTTTGCTTATCATAGCGCGCTAGAGTCACAGAATCATCAAAAAATGTCTTGGCAGACGTATGATCTTTTCTGTTTTTAGCGTTAAATACTGAATACATTTTAAGCCTTCTTTTTCTTTGTTAAAAGCTTGACGTCTTTATCATGCCAAGATACACATCCACTTTTACTCGTACATAGCCATAATAAACCATGGTCTGCACCATAGTCAACAATTATGTTTGCTAAGTAATTACCCTTTGGTGTTTGCAGAGGTATTTTTGCTTTTAGGAATATTACTCGAGGTGTCTTTAATTTCATATTCATATCGATCGTCGTCTGATAGAATCCATCTAGGTTGATTCTCTACAGACCAATAATTCGTTCCAAGCTTTCTATCTATAATGTGTTGATTCCACTTCGTAATGAAAGACGGCTCGAAGATCTTGACTCGATTATTCGGCTGAATAGCGTAATTTCCGTCGTCTAATTCGATTACGTGACCGCACTTATGCTGACCGGGAACCTGAGAGAAACCTACGTCTATGACATTCGCGTCTTCTTGCGACCAATCAAGAGTAAAAAGATATTTACCAGACTTCTCATTTTTGTTCCTATCATAATAGACCATTTTCTTTTCTGACATGAAGTCATACTTAGTAACGGCGATATATGGGCTAAAACAGTCCCAAAGAACGAGCTGATGAAGATCTTCTTGCTCTACGTCTGGTCTTGAGCAAAATGCATGAATCGGCATCCTAAACCAAACACCACCATCTTCCATAATAAAATGAAAGAGCGGAACTCGGTGTGTCACTGAAGCCACACCGATAATCACGCAAGGAATGTAGGTATCAATCTTTGGATCAAAATCTTTTCTGTTCTGCAGAAAATTTGATCTAATGTAACATTCTATCGGTGGTATGTTTGCATTTAGATATGCCATTATACGTTTTTCCCTTCATACCATGTCGTTCTATGCATAGCTACTTTTAGATCTTTATTATTTTCTTTAATATAATCATAAGCTTCATCTAATGTATCAAATAATGCGATCTGCTTATAAGAATTTTTGTCTTTAGCCAGATCAATTACTTGATATTTGTGAGCTGGCATCTCATTGGTACGCCTAGTCAGCTTTTCCACGAAATTTAATCCTTACGAAAATTAATTGCTACTTCAGCGGCCTGAACCCACAGACGAATCGCTGTGTTCTTTTCAAACTCAGGCGTGTCTTTCCATCTATTTACAACGTAAGTAGCTCCTTCAATCGACTGAGCATGATGCGTAAGATAATTTAAATAATTTTCTTCGTTAATTAAATTTTGCACGAGTCACAATCCTCTTCATCTACTACAGTGGTCGTCGGCGCGTCTTTAATTTCAATCTCACCAGCACCGTCATAAGTATTAAAATAATATAGGTTCTTTCCTCCGTACTTATAGAACATCAACATATGCTTAAGCATCTCTGACATAGGTACTTTTTCATCGGGATAGAACTGAGGATTGTAAGAAGTATTTACCGAAATAGCCTGATCGATATACTTCTGAAGTACTGCCATGATCTTGAGATAACCTTCTGGCGACTCTTGATCCCACAGTAGTTCATACTTATTCTTGAGTTTCTGAATAGACGGAACTACCTGCTTGAGTACTCCATCTTTAGACTGCTTGATCGACACAAGGGCCCGAGGCGGCTCAATACCATTGGTCGAGTTACTGATCTGAGCAGACGTCTCGGCGGGCATTAGAGCCATGAGAGTTGAGTTTCGAATGCCAGTCATAGAGAGCTGAGAACGAAGGAGATTCCAATCCAACTTGTAATTAGGAGCTACAAGTTCATCTACTTCTCGCTTGTACGTGTCAATCGGGAATAGTCCCTTATTGTACTTAAGCTTGCCTTCTACCCAAGCACTGCATGGACCTTGCTCTTGAGCTAGCTTGATCGAAGCTTTGATAAGGTAATAGCTCCAAGCTTCTGTGTAAGTATCAATAAGCTCAAGATTTGGATTACTATAATTTGTATCGTTTTTAGCGAGCCAATAAGCTAGGTTGATAATCCCAATTCCAAGAGGACGATAACGCATAGTGCTATTACGAGCAGCACGAACGGGATAATGCTGGTAGTCGAGAAGAGCATCCAAGCCACGAACAGCAAGCTCACAAGGCTTTTCAAAATCAGCAGGAGTCTTAATTTTGCCCCAGTTGATAGCCGACAGAGTGCAAAGTGCAATTTCTCCCTCTTCATCATTTAGATCGTTCAACGGCTTGGTTGGAAGTGTAATCTCGGCGCAAAGATTGCTTTGACGCACTGGAGCCTGTACCTTATCAAAGGTACTATGATCATTGGCGTGATCCACGTTCATGAGGTAGATTCGACCGGTGTCTTTTCTTTCCTGCATGAAAGCAGAGAAGAGATCTACCGCCTTGACGACTTTCTTACGGATATTCGGATTGGCTTCAGCTTCTGTGTAGATCTTTCTAAAAAGATCGACGTCGACGAAGAAAGAATCATAAAGGCCAGGCACGTCGCTGGGACTAAAAAGAGTGATATTGCCGCCAGAGATAAGTCGCTCATAGAACACCTTATTGAATTGGACGCCGTAGTCCATGTGACGAATACGGTTGTCTTCCGTACCCTTGTTGTTCTTGAGTACGAGAAGATCTTCTACTTCGAGATGCCAGATAGGATAATAAACAGTAGCAGCGCCGCCGCGAACACCACCTTGAGAGCACGACTTGACAGCCGATTGGAAATACCTAAGAAAAGGAATGATGCCAGTATGGCTAGCGTCGCCGTTCCTAATAGGACTACCGAGCGCACGAATTCTACCACCATTGATTCCTATCCCGGCCTTCTGGCTTACGTACTTGACGATCGACGCCGCCGAGGCGTTGATGGAGTCGAGCGAGTCGTCGGATTCGATAAGTACGCACGAAGAGAACTGACGTTGAGGAGTCCGCACGCCTGCCATAACAGGAGTAGGGAGAGAGATGTCAAAAGTAGAAATTCCATCATAGTACTCCTTCACCCACTGAATACGATTCTCGTCAGGATACCGCGAGAAAAGCGTCATTGCGATAAGCATAAAACAAATCTGCGGTGTCTCGAAGAACTTACCAGTAACGCGATTCTTTACTAGATACTTACCACGGAACTGTTCCATGGCTGCGTAAGTGAGTAAGTAATCACGCTCATGGTTGATATATCTATTTAACTCGGCCCACTCTTCAGGCCAATACATCGACATAAGTTCCGCGTCATAATATCCAGCGTCTCGAACACGTTCATAATGTTCAAGAAGATGGTCTGGCTCATACTTGCCGTAGACTTCTTTACGAAGATGATAGTTGATTAGGCGACCAGCGACGTACTGATAGTTCGGTGTGTCTTCCGTAATAAGGTCTGCGGCAGCCTTAATCAAAGTCTCTTGAATCTCAGACGTCTTAATGCCGTCATAAAACTGAATGTGAGAACGAATCTCGATCTCAGAGGGAGAGACTCCCGTCAGATTTCGGCACGCGTCTTCTACAACTTTATGAAACTTGTTTAGATCGAGAGGCTCGCGGGTACCGTCTCGCTTGATTACGCTGATCGCCATATGTCTACCTTACTTCTTACTAGAATCGATATACTTTACTTTCTTCATCGTCGCATAATCTTCATTAACGGTCCACTCTAGGTATTCACCTTCATGAAGATCAAGCTCGGTCAAAAGAGCTTCAGGAATAAGGATTCCCAGCTGCCCTTTTTCTGAGACAACTTTAGTCATCCACTTCTGCATATTTTACCTCTTCCATGTATTGAGTTTCATCCTGGCAGACAGACCAGAGAAGGTATTGTTATCTATAATGCTCTGAATTTCAATCTGTGAGAGACCCATCATGATCATGTCGTTGATGTCTTTGACTTTGATCTCTTCAGGCCATATGACTACATTATATCCGGAATCGATCGCTTTGTCAATCCGAGATACGATTTCTTTGTTCCTCGGCTCATTGTCATAGATGTAGACGACGTTATTCTTATCGAGTCGATTGACGAAAGAAGAGTCGGATCCGGCCATCGCGATACAGTTCTCGACGAACAGAGAGTCGATCGGACCCTCGACGACATACACTTTCTTCGAAGAGTCTACGTTTTCCAGTCCGAATACTTTATCACGGTTCTCATCGAGAAGAATTGTGATGTACCTAAGAGAATCGTTTTTTACAAACGACCTACCTTGAAAGCCAAAGACATATCCGTTCTCATCAATGAAGGGAAGGATGAGTCGCGGATGCTCATGTTGAACTTCTAATTCTTTCTTAAACTTGCCGGGAAGATGCTTATTCACCCAGTGATAGAATCGAGGGCAGTAATATAATCTATAATGTTGATTCGACGGTATCTTTCTGCCCTCGACGTATTTCTTGGCTGGGTGCGCAACTTCGAGTTGAGAAATCTTCTTTAAATCTTGAAACACATCGAATTTATCGATGCGACGCTTAGCGAATTTAGTGATGTCAGAAACAAACTTAGAGTCCTCGTCGACTTTATCACTGGACTCTTTGTAGACTTCTAGACTATATTCTTGAAACAATACCGGATCGATGTTACGAAGAAAATTCTTAAGCGAATAGCCACACCCACAATTGTGACAACGGTAGATCAATCTACCTTCGCGCTCGAAGAAGTAGCCCCTAGCTTTGTTTTTGTTTTTAGACGAGTCGCCACAAAACGGGCAACGCATATTATATAGATTTCTATCTTTCCTTTTAAATAGGGAAAGATGAGAACTCGCTAGATTAACATACTTATGGTCGATCCATAAAGTATTCATTAAATATTATCCTATATTGATGATCCATAGACCATTATACAGGTTGCAGAAGTTTTGTCAACTGTTTTATTCGTTGACAGCATCAACGTTCGCTTGTGTCGAACGAATCCAATCTTGTAATTGAATTAATTGCTCTGAGTTTTGTCGACAGATGGAGTAGTTGTCTGTGACTGTTCGGAGGGCGTCAGAGGCTGTAAGGGACGTGGGGGTTCCATTAGTTGCGGCGGAGGGCTCGGCATCACCGCCTTTGGTAGCAAGGTCGTGGAGGTACACCCAGCCGTATGCAAGCTTAATATCAGTAGAAGGAAGAGAGGCAATGAATTCTGCGTTGCGATCATTTTGCACCGTAATAGTTCTAACACGATCCACATATTTGGTGACGACTTGGACGTTCGTCTCGGCCTGCTTGGCCTGCAATTCTGCTATCTTCTGTTGGGCTTCAGTGGCTGCCCGTTGTATCTCAACCTCAGCCCTCGCCACACCCTTGATATAACCGGCACCAAACGCTGCGGCCACTACAAACACCACAGCGCCTATCTTATAGGGCAGGGGAATCCCAAACATTATCTTCTGAGCAAGCCACCTAGAATGGCTTTCTCATCCTTCTTATTCTTCGTCTTATAACGATTCTTAGCTGGAACGCCGGGTTCACCCTTACCGGGTCCTGGAGGAATTCCAATACCAGCTACGTTGCCGGCTCCAGCGACGTTGGCAGCTACTGCGCCGTCTTCAACAAAAGACTTGAATCTTTTCATATCTTCCTCAAGGCGTTTACTATATTTTGATCAATATCAATATTACTTGTATAAATCGTATTATTTTCAATTCCTATGCCCAGTATGACATCCGGAAGATAATTTAAAAATATTAGAAAAGGCACCAAGCAAGATTCATAGCCACGTAGTTTTAAAAACAACATTCTTGTCGTAGCGAGTGGACCAAAAAGATTATACAAAATCATTATATGATTAAGAATTAATCTTTCTTTTAATTCACCGGTCTCAAGATATTTGTTGAATAATCTTTTTAAATACTTAAATCTATTCAAATCTTCATAAAATTCTACTGTATCAAAACACTGTGGGTTGTCATAATGTTTTGCAGCATAAAGAAGAAAATTAGATTCGTCAAGTCTTTGATCACTCATTAAACAATTCGTACTCTTACAATCCCCGAAGAATCATAATAGACTGCTTTGAGAGCTAGACCATTAGCACTAGCGACCGAATCGTTTGCAAACGGACCTGGTATACGCCCAGTTACATAAGCATATACCAGGTTTGCCGTTATTGACTTTGTTGCAGGAACTGAATTGATACCAGTCTCTATTACAAATAGATCCGTATTAGCTACTGAAGAAGCAGCCGTTAGATCAGTGATCGCCTTACGTGACATTACAGTTCCCGCTCAAATATTAAAGATAAGTGATAGCCGAAGCAGTCATGGTGTTCTGCATGCTGCCCATAGCTACTAGAGTTTCACGTGAGATACGACCGGCGCGACCACCAAACGTTACGGTGAATGTCGGGTCTGCACCCTTGACCTGAGACGCCGTGTTAGCGACAAAGAAAGTCAAGTTACCGGAATCTGTATTAGCAAACGAACCACCATTTAGAATAGTGACTGCGCCAGTAGCAAATCCAGTTGAGTTTGTCGTGAAGGTGACGTTGGCGTTAGCTGTTCCACCACCGACTAGAACACTGAAAGTATTCGAGTTAGTATAGCCACCGGGATTTGAAGAAAGGGTTAGAGTTACGATTGGACCGGTGTAGCGAGTAACCGTTACCCAACCAGCGTGATAACCCTTACCGGCATCGGCCTGATCGTTGTTAGCGGCAAAGACACCGACTGAAACGTTATTGATCAAAGCACCGATCGTGGTGTTGGCATAAAGCGTCTGACCATTGGCGGCGATTTTGTCAAAGATATAATATGAAGGAGCGTCGGCAGCAAGCGACGCATTATTACCCCAAGGTGAATTAGTAGCCATGATTGTGATCTCCTGTTATTATTTTATTTATACAGAGACTCTATTCTCTTCTATGAGCCAGGATGTCTTCAAGATAACTCGAGCTCTTTGAGTCAAAAGATTGCGCAATAATATCCTCTGAATCCATATTATATCGAACAGACACCGGTTCTTTAGGTGTTAGCTCCTGTGCTACTTGTTCCACAGGAGTAAATTGATTTTCTCTCTTAGGCACGACAATGTTTTCAAACTTCTCGCCCGTGACTTTAATGTCGGCATCAGAAGAGCCAGTGACGACAAGCTGAGAGACTTGAAAAGCCATTTATCCCTCTACCTTTGACCCAGATCTCCACTGACGGCAAGACCAATAACGGGCCTTTGTACGTGGACCGGGATTTGTGTCACACTGGTGACGAGCACGGAATGACTTACGACGCTTTGGGTCGTCTCGTTTAATTTCCATATTTGGATCGCCGAAGCGAACTGTCTTTACGTTACCAGTCTTAGGATCCCTAACTTTGACCATGAACTTCTTTGGCCCGCCGGGAGTGCGCTGAACCTTACCGAGCTTTTCTGCTTCATTTACTGGAACGCAGTTTGGCACGTTCTTGCCGTTCTTTTTCTTGAGACCGACTTGCTTATATCCGGCCCAACAAGCTTCGTCAGTCGTGCTCTCGGCTGCGTGCTTAAAATACTGAACTTGACGCTCGCGCTTCTCGGCTCCAGAACGGCTAGGATAAGTTCCTAAATTCTTTCCCTTCTTTGAAAGAAGACGGAATTGAGAACCGACTTTGACGATTCTTTCATCTACTTTCTGACCAGGCGTGTCTTTAGTGTAAATCTTACGAAGAGAATCGGTAGCGTAGAAACGGCTCGACGACTTATTCTTATCCTTTGACTGCGGCTCGGTCTGTTCACTTATGTGTTTGACCATGTCCCACTTATCGCGACCACCGTGACTCTCACCTTTTCTATACACCGTGTGTCCATAAGACTTACCGCGCTTAGACATTGAGATACGAAGCATGTGCTTAGAACGTTCTGGATGCTGATTGGTGATCTCATATGTATGATCGTTGTCGTCATAACCCACGTGCTTAGCTACTAGGCTGTCGTGTACGGGATTGACGTGCCGAATATAACTATGATAGTCTGGATTCTTTGAAAGAGTCCTGAGCTGACCCTTATTAAGAACAGTATGAATCGGACCACTCTTGTGGCTCTCAATGAATCCGGAAACATACGGAAGAGCTACGAGTTCCCGTGACTCATCGACGATACGATTCTTTACGGCGGCGTCTCCGACTCCTAGAAGTTCTTTGAGAGTCGTGAAGAGTCCGTATGGAGAGATGTCTGGGAAACTGGCGACCGCGTCTTTAGCTACATGATCCCAAGGACGACCCTTATTCTTAGCGTCTCTGAGAAGACCAATGTAGTGACGCATAGCGTCAGAAAATACCTTTGTATAAGAAGCCGTGTCTAGACCTCTGCCGTATTCTTCAGATCCGGTCTGAGCCATAAACTTACGAACCAATTGATCCATAGTCAATGGGTCGACACCAGCTACTTCATCTAGACGTCTGTTTAGAATAAAAGCTTCAGTAGCTTCATTGACTTTCTTTTTCTTAGCTGGCGATAGTCCCTGTGGAAATCTCATGGCGTGTCCAACGATAAATTCTGGAGGAATAGCTTTGCTGAAACGAACTTCAGAACCGGTGTAAAATTCTGCATCTGACTTATTTGGATTTGCAGCTTTCCAATCTAAGTAATGCTTCTTGTCGAGCATTCTTTCGCGAGTGCTGCCAAGGTTACCGCGTAGGTCTGGATCAATGTGCTTGTCGGCCCACGCCTTTGGAATACGAAGTTTCAATACGGCTCGATCTTCATGCGGAGTATTGACCGGAGAATTACCGAGCTTTCTAAATTGTGTCTCGCCACCGGATCCAGACATGGCAGCATAGCCATGCGCAGTATGCGGATCAGGTGTCGTCGAAATCATTCCTGTAGTTGGATCTGGGCGGTCGATACCGGACTTCATCATCGATGGAACATTTCTTTTATGTGTTCCATGATAGAGAGTATAGTGTCCGTCGCTGTCGCCTTGGTCTCTCCAGAACCCGATGTTTGGGTTCTTGTCGTATGGAATCTCAGCTTCCATGATTGACTCAGAGACTTTTTTCTTACGCTTTCCACCGTGAAGGTCGGCGTCAGCAGTATAGTATGTCTTTCCCTTGGTAATATAAGAGTTGACACGAGCGTGGGCCCACGCGTGCTGAGAAGCACCCGGTCGATGTCCGGTACGCCAAGCAGCTAGGCCTCTATTGTAAACTTTACGAAGAGTGCTTAGAGAAATACCACTCTTACGAGCTTTATCGGCGAGAGAGTTTCCTTCTTCAGAAATCTCTCTTTCACCAAACATAGCGTGGTATTTTTTAGTGTATTGACTCGGCTTCGTCTCTTTATCGTCGCCCGGTGCTTTCTTATAAGCTTCAGGATCTTTATGACTCTTTGCAGCCTGGCGAGCGAAGTGACGACGACGCTTCTCTTTTGTCGTCTTAGAAAGACCAGTATAATAACCAGTCTTATACTTACGCTCCATAATGTCTTGAACGACAGAGAAAGAGACAGACTCCGTTTTTACTTTGGTGTCTGCCGTCTTTCCCTTTGATAGATTAGGAATCAAATCGAGAGTCGGATGAGGATCGATCTCATTGGCTGGCTGACCGGTGATCGTCTTCTTAGACTTATTCGGCTTTGGCTCTTTATCGTCCTTATCCATAGATCTCTCCAGAATCTTTTACATATTTATAAGAATCCAGAGTTATTTATAGATCTACTCAGTTAACTTTTCTTTAAGCCAAACGTCGAGCTGAATTTTTGGCTTCCATCCATAGGTCGATTGAGTCTTACTGATGTCAGCTCTAGTCTCGACGGCCTCACCTGGTCTTGGCTCAAGAAAAGTAATCGTATTAGAGATCATTTTAGCTAGTTCGATGACTGTATAATTTTTTCCCGTGCCGACATTATAAATCTCACCGTACTTGTCGGTGTCTTTAGTAGCGGCGAGAATATTCATCTGAACGACATCAGAGACGTGCACGAAGTCTCTTTTCTGGGAACCGTCTCCGACTACAGTGAGGGGTTCACCGGAAGCTTTCTGCAACATAAATCGTGCAGTGACGGGAGCAAACTGACCTCGAGTCGGCTCACGATTACCAAACACATTGAAGTAACGAAGGATGACAGTCTTGAGACCATAGAGCTTATAGTAAACTTTACACATCTGCTCGGCGCAATACTTCGTAGATGAGTATGGATTTAGACAACTCTCGCGAAGACCCTCAGTGTGAGGAGCGGGTTGCAGACCATAGATCGCAGATGTAGATGAGAATACAAAACGCTCGACATTTGCTTCACGGGCGCACTGAAGAAGAACAGACGTACCGGTGACATTGGTACGAACTGCGAGCAGAGGATTTTCAATGCACGGGCCGATTCTTGACTCTGCAGCCATGTGAAATACGTACTTAACGTCGTCAAATAGAGGCCGGACAAAATTGTAGTCGGCAATATCTACTTTATGATAACTTACATTTGGTGATTCGTTTTTATAAAACTTATCGTTTGATTCGGAAGACTGATTATCAAACACTACAACACGATAACCTTCTTCGACGAGACGATCTACCAGATTCGAACCAATGAACCCAGAGCCACCGGTCACAATTACTTTATCCATGTTATCCTCACTCAGCGATTATAAACGCATTACCATGTGGATGGTTTGTAGTCCAATTTTCTTTTAGATGATGAAACTGATAGTCAAAATAATTAATTTTGAATCCAGCTTCGACGATCGTCGTCAGCCACCACTCTTCTGGCTCACGAATGATATGAGTTACATCCATCTCATATTCACGGATCCTATATCTCTTCCCATCGCCGAGTGGCACGGCAATAAAGAGCTGCTTGCAACGACGACGGAATCCACTCAAGACAGACGGTAGCACTTCCTTTGGGATATGCTCGAGTACGTCTTTGGCGAGAATAAGATCCCACCCTCCCTTTAGATCTTCTACGTCTTTGATGACCGAAAGATATTCACGAACTTTTGGATGACTGTTGTTGACAGCGTACTCAGATACGTCGACACCAAAAGCTTGTTTGCCAAGAAGTCTCATGGCATAGACCATGAAACCCTTGGCACATCCAAAGTCAAGAACATTTTCGAAATAAATATTGTTAATGATAGAAGAAGCTTCTCGAATGGTGCGCTCAGGCATCCAGCGGTAATTTTCATACGCGCTGACTCGATGCCTGACGCCGTCTTCGAAATATTTTTCATCAAAAACTTTACTGAGATCAGGCGAACTCATTATGAGTTGTCTCCGTCATGATGTCGTCAATAAGTTCATTCTGATAAGCATACTTGCAGAAAGAGCAGTCCTGATTTCTCATCTTAGCTTCCGTGCCATCAGCAATACCGTTATAGTAAGTCGTGATGGTATCGATGTCGCAGACCTTGAACTTATCATTGACGTGATAAGCGTTTTCTGGAGCTAGTTCTGCAGACGGACATACATAAACATTACCGTCGGTAAAGACGCAAGGTTTAACCATATGCATGTAGCAATGGTCGTTACGACGAGTTCCCTTGAAGTTGAAGTCAGATAGGAACGCGTACTTTAGACGATCGAAAGAAGCTTCATAGGTCTCAAGAAGCTTACGGATCTTCTCGATGTCTTTCGCGGTTTCCTTTGGATCCTTAATAGCATTGAACGCGATACGCGTCGGGATCTTATTCTGCTCGACCCACTGAAGCATCCGAAAGAAATTTTCTTCCTTATAAAAATTCTTGGCGAGAATCTTCTTAGAAGGATCGGTCCACTTACCAGTTACGTTAGGATTGGTTGAAGTCTCAAGCGCGCCGTCCCAAACATAAGCAGCCGAGATAGCTACACCGGTGCCTTCGAGAATCGAGAGGTCGTAATCATAACCTTCATCGAAGCCATACATACCTAGACGAACCCAAGTTACCATATGCCAGTTCTTCACCTTATGAAGCATCGAGCCGTTGGTAACCATACCGATCTTAAGACCACGCGAGTGAGCGTGGGCGATGGCTTCATTGATCTTAGGATGAAGAGTAGGCTCGCCGCCGCCGGTGAATTCCATGCCCATGACGCCGAGATCGGCAAACTGGTCGATAGCTGACTTCATCTGCTCTAGTGTCAGCATCTGCTTTAGATTACGATTAGCGAAACAACAGAAAGAGCACGTAAGATTACAAGGATTGCAGGGAGACATATGAAACATGACTGGCTTTGGACGACCACCCTTCTGGATGATCTGTAGTCGATCCATATGCTTTAGAAGCTTAACGTGATTACTCGTATAGCTTCGACCCTGAACTTTTTCTTCCATATCGTGCATAGTTATTCCTTTACCTCAATTGTATAGACACGTGGTGCAGATTCAAAAACTTTTGGACTCATATCTTTCCCACTCCAATCCATATCAGTGCTGATCGGAGTAGAATATTTGTCGGTCATGAATTTTGAGTATACATTATATAATATATGATGCATCTCCTTTATTGCTTCACTCTGATCATAATAGCTTTTATTCGGCGGATGATAGACTGAAGCTTCATGAATAACGGCCGGGATTTCTCGAAGAATAGATCCGAGAATAAGATCAAATCCCCAGCCACTTACAGCCTGATGATAGTTATCAAGAAAGTCTCTTAACGTCGGTATTAGAGATGTGTGTACCGTCGTAGACATTCCTTCAATAAAATTAGTCCTCGAATACGATAGAGACTGATTTTGATGTAAAATATGATGAGCCGAAGCCGAACCTGCGAGGGTAGAATATTGAAAAAGCTTGAAGCCGTGTTCTCGTGCAAGTTCAAACCCTCGGTTAATATTTTTAATGTCAGAAACTAAATCATCGTCAAAAAATCCGACGTATTCATAATCTTTTACGATTTGATCTCCGTACTTATCCAAAAATTGTTTTACGATGACCCACTTTGGACCAGTAAACACTTCATGTATGTCATAGGTTTCTGGATCTGGCTCATATTCACCGTATTGAGAAACCATCGTCTCATATAGTCTGTCGGACTTTGTATATCTCCAATGATTATCGCGGTCGTATGCGACATGAAAATCTAGAGGTTGCCCGACCGCAGTAAAAATCAGATTACGCATATTTTCTTTCCACAGATTCTTTCCACTCTGGAACTCGATCATACTGATGAACGAGACAATATTTTAATCCAGAATTAGTATACGCATATTCTCCATCGAAGCTGGGTTCTGGCTCAAGTAGCTTTGGTCTAAAAGCGTCGATCTTCTTTGGATCGACAGTCGTACCTGCTTGACACGCCCAGCCTTCTTCTGAGTTTGTAAATTTAGTTATATCACAGTAAGGCTTAAGTGTCAACAGAATATTTAGCGCTGCTTGATCTGGGCCGCCTCCACCGGGAATATAATGGCGACCTGCGGCGTTTGACCACTGAAAGACATTCAAAAACAAATCTTTCATGATACTAATATCACCGGCTAGGGTGCCCGCATTATATACTGTCTTATCGGCCATCATTCCTTGGAAATAAGGGCCAAAAGACTCTCTCATGTTATTAGATCCCCAGTCTTCGTCTTGATAACGAATTGACTCGGAAGCCACGACGATCTTCTTATCGCCGATGTTTTTCTCTAACCATTCTGATGGATTAGTTTGGAAGATGACGTCTTTAACGTCGGTGCTGATGACGTAACGATATTCTTTCGGATCAAATCCGTTAAGAAAATGGAATAGATGAAAGAATCGTGTGACGACGATATTAAAGTTGTCTTGATAGATAAATCGTCGATTAAAATCATCTCGGCCAAAAGCTATGACTGTAAAGCCACGCTTTTCTAATTCAGCTACTACTTCATAACCAACATTATATACGATCATTGCCTTAGTACCTGTGAATCCACAGGATTCGAGTGAATTAACCCAAGGCGCGATGTGCTGAAAATTATAGTTGGTCATACAACCAATCACGAGGTCTTTCATAACAAACTCCAAATCATTATGAATTATTTATGTCGGCCGAACCTATGATATTTTCCGACCCATCCCAAAAAATTATTACCATTATGATAGTGATCAAATCTTGGAAAGACTTTTTCCAAGACATAAAGTCCGTCGTACATATAAAACGGAGGAAATATGGGAAGAAAAGAATTCCACAAAAATCTTTTTTTAGTGAAGTGATACTCTAGGTTATCTCTTCCCATTGGATTGATCCTACTGCTTTATCTCCGGCACCGGCTCCGGTGGCCGCTAAACAATATATCACTCCATTATTGGATGCCGCGAATGAATTTCTTTCGAGCTGATATCTAAAAACATCAGACGGATCGATCTGAGAAACTGCAGCTCCGGCTCCCGAAGAAACGTTTACGTAGTCAGATCTAATTTCAGTTCCACCGGTTAGCCCAGTAGCAGAGATGTCATATTCAACTGAAGAGTCATCACCAGCTGAAACCCAGACTGGATTAGTCAGCGTGATACCGGTAAAAAGTTTCCAGCGATATGTGGTGTTGTTAGTGATGCCCATAAATTGAATTGATCTCGGGAAAACTACGCCGTCTTTACGTGAATCTTTTAATCTAATTGCCATAATAGGATAATATGTGCCAGATACCGAAAGTGTTTTTGCATTAGCTGTAAATGGATCTATGCCAAAAGATTTAATTCTTCCGTGCGATTCGTAACCACCTTCTGATAGCACCGTGGCACAAACTTGTCTATAAGTGCTTGATGACGCGGTGTTTGCAGTATTTTCAATTTCGATTCTTAAAGGAAGAGTACCAGTCTGCATATACGCGCCTTTAAAGGCTGTATCGACATTAGCATGATTGAATCTATGACAAAGAATAAATTCGCCGTTGATAACAAATCCCATTCTTACCGTGCCGACACCTAACCATTCTATATCAACAAAAAGAATCTGTGGGTCATCAAGATTAAGCGTAATGCAAGAAGGCCCAGTACCGTCTAGACGATCGACGTTCCAGTCGGCCTGAGCTACTTTAGTGTCGACAGTGGTGCCAGTGACACTTGATCTTTTTACAAAATAAACGTTATCTGAGCGCTCAAGAAAAAATCCATTCTGTGATCCAAAATGACCAGCACGCTGTCTTAATCCAGTTTTGGCTGGATTCATGCAAAACGTGATCATTGTCTGCAAAGATTTACCCGGCTGATAAGGGAAAACACGTGACGTCTCACGATAGACATACGCGTTATTTGCAGTAGTTACTGTGCAGTCGATGGTTCCCGTGTTTGAGTTCCAGAAAAACGTGCCACCTGCGGAATTTGCTGCGCTGACTTTACCGTTGTCGCCGTATCTATGAGCAGATTCGAACAGCGTAAATGGCTCAGATACCCTTAGACGACCAAAGGCGTCAGTCGCCATCGTATCAAATTTACGAGTATATGTAAACGACATTAGATTATTCTCCAACCGTTTCTATAAATGAATGTCAACGACATATAATCGATCTGCATATAGTGAGGGCAGGTCTTACCTTCTATCGTTCCATTGTTTGCAGCGACGACTTTAATATTATATTGCGAGCACCTTCCACCCTCGTCTTTAATTACATATTTACGACCGTTCTTGACGTTGCCGTAAGGAAGAGTGATCGTGACGCAGCATTTAGTTCCATCTGATACCGCGTCGACACCGATATAATAATCGCGCCGGCCGGCAGTATAGTCATCCGTAACTAAGATGACGGGATGATCCAATGTAACGACGTCACCAGCTCCACCGCCGCCCATATTGGACATGCCGGTAGCAAACTGGTGTAGATCCATTATTGATTTTTTGATGAGATCGATGTCTTTCTGGAGTCCGTCACGAACCCGTGTGATCATCGCTTCATAGTCTTTGGGAGGAGTCTTTGCTAAGACTTGAACAGCGGGAGTAGCGAAGTTAGCTACCGGCAACACGACCTGTGGATTCAAGTCCTCTTTAATCGGTTCTTCTTTGATCTCTTGAACTGTCTCTTCTATGACTCTCTCAACCTCAGCCTCTACGGCTTCGACTTCTTCTTTTTTATTTAGAAGAGCGTTCTCAAACTGTTCGAGTAGCTTTCTTTCACGATCTTTCTTTTCGATGGTCTGCTCGGCCTTTAGCTTGAGCTCAGGATCATCGATTAAGTTAGATAGTTTGGAAAGAAATGCGTCCTCATTTATTTTCATTTACGAGTATTCTTCTTTTCTTTTTTTGTCTCATGATGAACGTCATGATGAGCTTTCTTTATCGCACTTAAGACGCTCGTATGATCATCAAAATCTGCTACATTACCAGATACGTATCTGTTATTATTATCTGGAGAAACGTCGCCAGTAACCATTCCGAGACCGCGAACGCCTCCTTCGCCAGACATCATGCCGCCGAAGTCTTCTCTCATCCAATCTTTAAATCTACGCCAAAAGCTCTCATTTAATCCGAGGCCGGCGCGCGTGTCATTAAATATCTGTCTGGCGTGATCGTTTTCAACGTGGCTGGGTAGACCCTTTCTAAAAGCAGAAAAATTATTTGCTTTAGCGTGTTCTCTCATCTTTGATGCCGACATTCCTTCAGCACCTTCAGAATCCGGATCTCTTTCACCCGAAGAAACTACATCGATCTTTTTAAAATTAAATGGAACTTTTCCATTTCGATCTGGCTTACCATTATATGTATTGAGAAGCTTTTTGTATTCATCTACACGATCAGATCCAGCTACCATGATTAAATGATCGTGACCAGCAGCGTGAAGTCGAGCGGCGTGATGCATTAATGTCGGTTGATCTTTAGAAGCGCCGACAAAATTTGTATCAGGAAAAAGACGACGAGCGTGTTCAAGCTTTTGATCGACTGAGAGAGGATTCTTCTTATTGTCTTGAGAGTGTGATAGGACGATCTCGTGGTGAACGTCCATTTTATTCGCCAATCCTCTCACCGTATCAATTAATTTTTGGTGCCCGATAGTCGGACCAGGATTCATTCTTCCGAATGAAAAGACGACCGGCGACTGTACTTCTTCTTCGGTGATAAAATTTAAAAACTTTTTCATTATTTTGTTCTTCTTAAAAAGTTTTGTCTGTTAAATTCTTCGCGGTCATTAGCCTTCGAAGTGATACCGTCTTTAGTAACGACGATTCCTTCTGGCTTAGTGGGCTCACCGTTAATAGTATGATCGAATCCAGTCGGATTTCCCATCCCCTGAACTAGAGCGTTCTTAGCTTTTTGGAGGTGATGGTGAAGATCAAGAGCGTTCTGAAAAGCTTCAGTGTTTCTCTTAACATGATCGATCATCGTATTATGTTCATCACGAATACGCTCCTGAGACTTAGCTGTCTTGAGCTTACCGATTTCTTTATCGCGCTTGTTTTCAAGCGATTTGACATAACCTTCAACCGAAGGCTTGCCTTCTTGACGAATCATATCATTGATGTGCTTTTCGATCGTCGGGCCGTGGCCTTTGAGCGGCAAGAACTTACCGTTCTTCATCATGTCATTAGCGATTACACGAGCCTTGCCCATGTGCTGATGAAAAGCTTTTTGAAGAGCAGTCGTATAATTTTGCGGAGGGTGTGTGATATTTGGATTTACAAGATGTACGTCGGAATGACTCTTGAACTGGCTATGATCTACATCGGGAGAAGCCGACATATTTTCAAGAGTATCACCAGTATATTTCGTATGAACGACTACACCGATCTTTGCTTTATTAACTTTTTGTCCTTCTGGTGAATGCTCACTCGCGGAATATGTGATCGTATTCGGAGTGAAAGAAAGCTTTCCACCGTCACGATGAACGTCGTCGTCAGTGTACATCAAATCTCCCTGATAGACTCCACCCTTCTTTGGTAGAATCTTTGGGAGGTGTTCCAGAGCAGCCTTGAGTTTTGATGCTAGACCCGGTGCGTGACCGTGATTACGATCGACGTCTTCCGGAGTATAGTTAATTTTAGGATTGACATTAAATGCAGATTTTGTCGCTACAAACGGCGCACCGGTTTCAGGATGAACACCAAACACGATAGATGGAGACCCATCATATTTGACGGACATCTTTGATGTGCTGCTTTGACCGGTCATTCCTCTGTGCATATCGTGTAAAAGATTATAAGCGTGTTCTGCTCCGTCTTCACCGTTATGAATGACGTGATCTTCTACGTGTGTAAGGTGCTTGAGCTTCTTACCGCCCTCTTCGGCTTCTTCATTTAGATTTCGAATGTAACTCTTTAAGCCGAGCATTTATTCTTCCTTATAGACTCTTGTCGAACCACTCGGTTGAACGTGGTGAGAGGTAAACTTAACATCGGGATACTCTTTTTTCATATTATTAAAAGCACGAAGGTTAGCTGTACTGTCGTCGTACATTCTAACCTTTTTGTAACCCTCGTTATTTATGTAGTTTCTTACGACTTTAACTTTCTTTTCAGCAGGACTCTCAGGCCCTGGATCATTGCCGACTCGATGGACATGAATCTTATCGATGTCTATCTTATGGTCACGAAAGAATTGTAGAAATTTATCTTTATCGTCGAAATCTTGACGGGCTGTCGCAAAGATGATTTTATGGCGCGGATCATCGGCGATCTGACGTTGAATCGATCTAACCTTGGCGATCATCCTATGGATAGGATGCGACGTTCTTTCAAAGCGATCTGCTTCTTTAAACTCCGAATAATCGTAGTGATGATCGGGCGGAAGCTTATGCGTATTATATTCTTGATTGGATAGCGACTGAACGATTTTACCGTTTTTGTCTTTGACGTGAACACGAGCGTCTGTGTGAAACAGAGTCTCGTCAATATCAAAGACGTGTAGGCTTCCGCCTCCAGCTTGTTCTTCAGCAAGGTATTGTAAAAACGTCAGCATCATAGACCTTTTTACTTTTATTTATACGAACCATTCAGGGATTTCTCGCTTAGTCCACCGAGCCATATACCTCTTGGAGCCACGGTAGTAGTTGTGGTAAGATTGGATCGAGTCCGCGACCTTATATTCGTCAGGCATGGCCGGCGGAGGGTCAATGAATCCAATGGCTTGGAGACCACTTGGAGGACGCAAAAGCACAGAACTGAGTTTTTGGGGCGTAGCATGCATACGACCGTAGCGGTATGTGTATTCATACGACAGGTGCATGAATAGCTCGTAGAGCCACTCATAATGCTCACGCGATTGCCTAGTCCAGACGGCAGACGGATGGTTGATATGGCTAGCTTTGTAGACGACGCTTTCGCGTTCGTCAGGCAATTGCCACCGCTTGATTTTACGACCAGAAGATACGTCGACGTATTGACTGCCGTCGATCATACGCTGAGCCGTCGACATGAGCTGGGCATATTCGATGATCATCTTGACGACGTGCTTGTCGCAGTGCATCTTAGCGCACTTCGCCGGATCTCGATCTAGATAAAATACGTTCATAGGAATTCAAATCCCTCGTCGTTCAAACTGTAACAGACGTTCTTGATGTTGAACGTCGCGATAGCTCGCTGACAACCGATGCAAGGCTTGGCCAACCCATAGGTCACCAGCTGCTTAGTGTTATCATAATACCTGATTCGGGAAATGTAAAGGGTCGACCGAGACAAAGTGTCTTGGTCGATACGCTTAAGAGCGTTTTTAATGGCGTCGGTCTCGGCATGAAGAAAGATTGACTTAGGCATCTTAGCATATCGCATCTGGAAGGGATGCGACTTCATCTTGTTCACGCCGATAGAAACGATGTCACCCTTATAGACGATAGCGGCGGCCAGCCGCGCCGTCAGCAGAGGGTCGGCAGAATCTTCGGCAACCTTACCGAGAAATTCCAGTATTGCTTCGTGCTTCTTTGTCACGGGCATTCTCCAGCTGAGTGATACGACGATTCAGATACCAGGCGGCTTTCTTTAAATCTTCGATGTCTTTTGCTGGATCTTTGATGCCTGATCGACAGATGTACTTTACGACGTTACCTAGACAATAGTCTAGTTCCCAAGCCTCGATTACCTCGATAGCTTCGATTCCACGGTTGTAGTGCTTCGGATGATTAATCACATCTGCCATAACTGTCTCCATGTTATAATGTATTATATCACTGTTAGATTTATTTGTCAACTAAAAAAACACCCGCCGAAGCGGGTGTTTCTACGTGGTGCTGGATGCCGGAATCGAACTGGCGACCTACGGGTTACAAATCCGTTGCTCTACCTGCTGAGCTAATCCAGCTTTTACGTTAGTACGTCTGACGCTCGAGATAGTTAATCTTGATCGTTTCGGGAGCAAAGAACTCCTTGACGACTTCGATTACGTCTTCGATCTT